TTATTTTCACGGTCACACCACTGAACCTTTCGGGGGACGCCGCCAGCACCAAGCGCAAACAAAAAACGCTCTTCAGTCACCATTAGACCAAGATTGCCAGTGGGCGCGTTTGCAATGGCCGCTGCGTCATTTGCAGTGTTTAGCTGCCATTCCCAAAGGGTGCCATCTGAAACGCTGCACGCAACCAAATACTCGCCCCAGTTATCTAAAGACCATGTGGTGGCTTCTGAATAGTTGCCAGTGTCTGGACGAGATGTGCCGTAAAAGCTGCTGCCATAAAATCCACCGCTGAAGCCAGTATTTACTGCAGCATCGACAAGACCGCTGGTAAGCGTTGCTGGCGTAATGTCAGTTACGACATTAGAAGCGCTGACAGCATATAGTTTTTCATGCGAACCGATGGCAACCCAACGGTCGTTCGTATTATCTTCCCAAGACAACATGCCGCGCGGGACAGATGCCGCAACGCTTGCAATCCTGCTGCGCCAGCCGCCAACAGGACGCAATGAACCATCGCGCCAGCGAACAAGATTTACATCACGCCAACGACCAGCAGCGTCAATGTCAGTGCCGTTGCGATAAGCGCCTGGCGGTATTGTGAGAGGAATTAAAGGCATGCCATCTCCTACAAGCTATACTCATAAATAAAGCCATTTTGATTTTCACCAACAAAACATCTTTTGCCATCTGGTCGAAAAAATGCTGCCTGTGGGGAAGATAGCAATAAAGATTTAGTTTGAACAAAAGATAAGGACGTTATGTCCCAAGGCGTTAAGAGATTGTATTCTTGCATGTTCTGCTTTTGAGTAACATACATTTTGCGACCGTCTTTTCTAAAGAAAACGTCAGTTGGGACAGTGTTTAATGAAAAGTTGTAAGAATTCCCAGCAGTAGCAGTTGATATAGTCCATGCGACACTCATGGTGTTTGCTCGCAATGTATCATCTTCATCAACAACAAAGTATTGCAAACCATCTGGGCTAAAAAAGAAACCAGTGCATACGTTGTCAGCAAACGTTCTCGCTACAAAAGAGTAAGACGACACGTCCCACGGGACACTTAAAGAATATTGCTCTACGTAACCAATGCTGCTGGCGCGAAATAGAACGTATAAATTTGTTCCGCTCGGGTCTAAAAAAACATCATGGCATGGGTTAAAAGAAAAGTCAGGACCAAGTGGCCCGGCCGCTGCAGTTGATATATCCCACGGAGTAGAAAGCGACAAAGAAAACACTTGATTATCGCCTGAGCCAACGCAAACAATTAGCGTTCCATCTGGTTTGAAAAATACACCGTTAAGATTATTATCAAACGGCGCAACAGAGGATGCATCAAACGAAACGCCTGTTTTTGCAATATTTGCAATATCCCAACCGCCAACGTTTGATGCTGACAAAATGCTGCGCGCAATAGACATTAGCTCATATCCTGACCAGCCAAAAATCCATACCAGTTTGTCCCGCCATCGTGCGTGAACAGCACAAATATATCAACTTGACCGGAACCTGTCGAAATATCTGGCTCAATATTGCTAGACCACTTAACCGACGCAGGCCATGTGATTGTGCGCGCCGTGCTGTCCTGAACGATCTTTAATGTCAGACCATAAGCGGTGCCGCTTGTTGGAATGTTGCTGAAAGCAAAAGTTGTGTCTTCAGTCAGCGTGATGGAAAACACAGTTGCGGCGCTGCAATCAATCGTTGCTGTTCCGCTAGATGATGTGACAGAGCCAAAGCCTTCGTTTAAAGCAGACGATACAGAAACAGAACCGGTGACAGAAACATTTCCGCCAAGAGATACGTTGTTGCTCGCATCAGCAGTTACAACCTTGCTGGCCTCAGATGTGCCAAGTGTTGCAATATCAAGATAAGAAAATTGAGAATTTGAAATCCCGCCCAAAAGCGTATCCAGAGCGTCCCAGTTCGCATTCAGCTTTGTCCCCCAAGTGTCCTCAGAGGCGCCAACTTCTGGCTTAACAAAGCTATAGTTCGTTGTATTTGAATCGGCCATTAGTATGCCCTCACCTTCATGCGCAGACCGCTGCCACTATATTTCGCACGGTCACTGTCCAGATTGATTGCGTCGATTGCCTGCTGCGCCAGTGCCGCCCAAGTCGTCAAACGCTGATCTTCCTGTAAGTATGGCGCAGAATGCACCAAAGAACCATACAGGTAAGCGTCAACATAATTTTCCAAAAGCCAGTTGGATGTGTTGCTGACAGACAATGCTGGGATTTTCTGCACGTAAACAATACTGCCAGTCATGCTTTCAGACGGCGTCGGAAACAGCTCAAGCTGGCCAGCGTTGATTGCGTAAACCTGCGGGATGCCTGCCGTGTCGCCAGCCTGCCAGCGACGGTCATCCATCTCAGCAACAGAAATCAACTCAATCTCACGCGGGCCGCTGGCAGTAGAAACAGTCAATTTGACAGTTTCCATCCAATCCGCTGGAAGATCAACAAACTGCGCATCAAGCGTAATGCTCGACCGAGCCTCCATACGCCAATGACGCACCTGTCGCTGAAAGTTAGCTTCCGCAGACGAAATGAAATTAGGGACGACCGATGTCAGGTCATCCCGGTTAAGCGTGTCAGCAATGGCCGACTGCAGCTCTGCGTATGTTGTGATGGCCATTACTTACGCGCCTTCCCCATGCACTTACCAGCCGCCTTGCATTTGGCAGGGGTGGGGCAGCCTTTGCACGGCTTGAAGGCAGGCTTCTTCATCGGCTTCTTCATTTCTTCCGACCTTTCTTAGCTTTGCCAGCCTTGCTCAACGCGATGGCCACGGCTTGTTTCTGCGGCTTGCCAGCCTTCATCTCTGTGCGGATATTAGCAGAGATAACCTTCTTTGACGATCCTTTGCGTAAGGGCATTAATACTTCCTCGCAGAACGACGCGGAACGAAGAAGCCCTGAGGCTGGCCGCCAGCTAACGTGGCCTGATCTTCAATTTTCTTTTGATCTTCATAGCGACCACCACCACCGGGCGATGCCGCCATTTCTGCCGCATTTCTAGCCATCGTTGCGTCTGTCCGACTGAAATAACCTTGAATGTCAGCCTGACTGTAGCCCTTGGCTGCAAGCTGTGCAGCCTGCTGATCTCGGCTTGCAAACGGATTGATTGAAAAGCCCATCGCGATGTCTTGCGCAACTTTACCAAGCAACCCCTTTTCACTGTAAGTGCTTGGCGTTGTTGTTGTTTGCGCGATGCTGGGCTGCGTCATGTCTTGCGCAATCTGCTCAGGAGATACGTTAATCGCTGGCAAACTAATAACTGGCGATGTGTTCTGCTGCGCTTCCGCAATGGCTTGAGACGCAGCAAGAGCCGTCATGTCATTAGCCATGTTTGTGGACATTTGGCTTGGAGTGCTTGTTGATGCACTCAACATTCCTTCAGGAACACCAAAACTCATGCTTTCAAGAGAACCCGGAACAGACGTAATACTGCCGCCTCGCCCTGTGCTAACGCTTTCAGTATTTCCAGCCGCCAAGTCAGCCAAGGAAACAGTGCCGCCCAGCAAACCCGGGCCAAAGTTGCCGCTCTGCAAGCCTCCGCGATCCATTACTGCGTTAGGCGAAACCATTGCACCCGGCCCCGGCGCTGCTGTCGGAGCTGCTGCTGGGGTTGTCGAAACGCTAGGCGCCATTCCGGGCGACATATCACCACCAAGAAACCCGCCAGTGCTTGGGTTTTGGCCCGGAACGCCAAGACCAAATACAGCATCAACATTGACCCCCGGAGACATTGCAGGAGCCGCTAGGGATGGGTTGACATTCGTCCCGGCAAACTGCGCAGCCAAACCAAGCAAGCCAGTTTGAACGCCGGTATTGCCAAAAATGCCAGAGGCAACTGACACAGCGTTTTGGGCGGCTGCAGCTTGTGAAGCTGGGTTGCTATCTCTGCCACCACCAAAATCAGCGGCTGTTCCGCCTCCAAACGTTCCGCCAACTGCGCTTGGGCTGGGTCCATTGGCTGTGCCAACCGTCCCGCCAAACGCCTCGCTTACACCTAAATCAAAACCACCTTCGGCTGCTGCATTTTCTGGCATATCAGTATCCCATGGCTTGAAGGTAGGATTGAACCTGCGTGGCGCGGTCAGAGTTTAAAAAGAAATACCGATTATCAGGGTGCATGGTTTGCGCAAACTGCATCAACTCTTGATCGCTAACAGCATTCTGATCGCCATACATAGGGCCGCGCGGGTCGTATGATACAGGCTGGTAAGCAGGCGGCTGCTGGCCGCCAAGCGCTTGCAATGGTGACTGAGCAGCCGGTGGCAGTTTAGTCTGCGTAACCCCGCCGACAGCATCTCTCTCAGCATCAATAACTGGCTTCATAATGTCAGGCTTAATCGCAACACCAGCCGCCGCGTTAGCCGCCATCTCAAGATCACGCTCACGAGCCGCACCATACGGCGCAATCCCCAAAGCATTGCCAAGAATTGACATAAGGCCGCCGCCCCTAAACGTGTCGCCGGACATGCCAGCGCCGCCGCCGTCAAACATATCAGCAAAGTTCTTATACGGGCCTGCGTCCTTAGCAGCCATGCCACTCTTCATCAGCTCAGATAAGCCCATCTGTCTGCCAGCACTAGCGCCCATGCACGTTCTCCTATCCGCTTAAGCGCAAACTATGCCACGCCCTTCAAATTCCTGCGCAGGGGCTGGCCCCACGATGTTGATCCTACGCCCAACGCGGTGGCAGCATCGCTCGCCATCGTCAGGCAGACAGCATCAGCCAAGTCAGGTGAACCCAAGCCA